GGAGCCTGAACCATCATCACAGCAGGACCCTCATCAAGGTCCGCTGTAACCTTACCGTTCTTCGTAGTCACCTGCGCAGGAGAAGAAACCATGATACCCTCAGCAACCGGGTAATCAGCCTTAGACCTGAAAGCGACCTTAGCCCCCTCCACAGGGCCAAGAATATCTCGAACCTCACCTACTAGATGAACCAAAACAAACTCCTTCAAAACTTATTCACGGCCTCTGCCGCAGCAAAAACAATCGTTACTCTGCCGTAGACCGCTGATAGCACGGATAATAGGATTTGAACCTATGACCTGCGGATTAGGAATCCGCTGCTCTATCCAACTGAGCTACATCCGTAAAGCCCTTAGCCTGCCAGTAGCCACAACCAAGGGCAGCAGTTTAACGTCATGCCCAGGACCCGGCCCTAGGCCTCCCCCATGCGCTCCTTGAACAGCGCAGCAAGGTCAACAACATCAGCGTCCTTCTTCTGACGCTCAACCTCGAGACGAACCCTTCGCCTAGCACCTTCGGAAACCAGAAGGTCACCAAGAGCCGAATTAATCGACTGCAACATCTGAGCCGAAGGACGAGAGTTCTTCACAAGACCATCGGCAAAATGAAGAATAAACCGAGCGTAGCTCCAATCGCTGGGCTCGTAGTACATAGCCTGGGCAGAATGCCCCAGAGACTCCCAGAACTCGATGATAAACGGGTGAGCATCCGGAATCATCAGCTCTGGCTGGTCAACACCGCCAACAGCCTCAATCTTAGTAACCTCTACATCCGGCTTATTACGCCGGATACGTTGGTCTGAACGCTTTGGAATAGGTGGCACTACCGAAACACCTCCTTACATTGAACCAGGGTGCTTTTCGGTAGGGCGAAGCCTCCTGGACCTCTTACGAGCGGAAGCCTCCTGGGCTTCCGATAACGTCTTCTGCCTATGGCAGTAAGAACAAACAGCTTGTAGATTCCCGAGGGAGTGATTATCCCCTCGGGCAATATGGTCAACCTCCGTAGCAATCACACGGCACCCTGTGCCCTGTATCTTGCAACGGTAATTATCTCTCCGGAGAACGGTTAACCTTATCGACTTCCAATTCGATGGAAGTCTCAATCTCCGGGTACTAGATTCCCAAGCCATATCAAACCCCTAGACACCCAACTAGCCCCCGCCTAGTTGAGTCCTAGGAGTTCGATGGAGCTCCGGAGGATAACAAATCCGTAGGAGGTCCATTTCTTTCTTAGGAGTGAAGGAATCCCTGTGTTCCTGAACGACTTTCTTTCTTTATGAATGAGGAGATAAAACCTTATCTCCGAATGAATTTCTTTCTTTCATTCGGAGAAACCGATAACAAAATCGGTTTCGACCCTTGTTGGGTCTCAACCGAGTGAGGATAATAAAATCCGAACTCGGTTTGTTTACCTCGTTCGGTGAGGGAGTATTATTAATACTCACGAACCGATTGTTCGTGAGAGCGAAGAAGTGAGCCGTTCGAGGCTCGCTTACTCGCCTCTCACTATATACATAGGTGAGAAAACACCGGATTTTGTCACTCTGAGAGCTCGATATACCCCGATGTTACCGAATTGTTACCTAATATCTACCCCCGAATTACCCCCGCTGTGAAAACCGTCTTCAACTATCGACTTCAGAATCGTACAGGAACTTGCAGCCGCAATACCGATCGGTCGAGCTTGCCGGGGCGAGGGGATACCCCCTGGGTACCCATAGTGGGGGCGTACCAACGATTGTGCAGACAGAGTTGTTTGTTAAAGCCTAAACAGACTAACTGGTCTACTCCCGTGCACGTGCACGCGAGCGCGCGCGTGATACCAGTCCGCTACCCCGGTGTCAAGCCATTGTGTGCAACACCACATTCCCTAAGCGAGTGTTACTCACGCCACAATCCAGTGCGAGTGTGTCCTAGCACACTCTCTGTGTGCAGTGTGTCCTGTGCCACTACCCGGTGCCCGGTGTGGGGTACCTCACTGTGCCCAGTCTCCTGTGTCCAGCACCACAGGCGGGGCCGAGGAGCGACCCACGCCACAGTACCCGGTGCGGTGTGCCCCACACCACAGGGATACCCGTGCAGTGCCCTGTGTCACACCCTGGTCCCTGGCGGGGGTACAGCCGACGCACACCAGGCGTAAACACAGCACGCCGTTTAAGGGGCCTAGGAGCCATTCTGAGGGCCTTAGAGGCCTCCCCGGTACAAAGACCCTAGGGAACGCCTGTTAGGCCGTTACAGAGGAAATGGCAGGCTGGAGGTGGTAAGCATTTTGTGAGGTTCATCTCATTTTGTGTTTGACCCCCTCTGGGGCTTGACATGACCCTACCCCCGTGGGTTATCACGTGCGCCCTGGCGCGGTTATGAAACGGGTTTCCAGGTGATTAGTTGGTGATGACCAATCAATTATTCTGTATCGACTCTGTGACCTGCATAAACGCATAGGGCTACCCCCGTTCCACTACCCCCGACATGGGCTCTGACCTGCGGAAATAGAAACGTATGAGGTTTACGTTTTGACGGGTTTCGGTTGTTGGCGTAGATTAATTCTCGTCAGCGAGAGAGCAACCCACTAGGGAAGTTCAAACACTGGCAACACCCACCGGGTGATGGAAGTCACAAACTTTCGAGTTGACAACCGACACCCACCGGGTATATGGTTAACACCAGATGTTGATTGAGAACAGAATATTGAACGTTGTGAGTGCAAGTGAAACTTGTAGCCCCACCGCCGTAGTAAGTCCGTTATCTGGCGCGATACTGCTATGGATACATGAAAACCTTTGACCAAGCCCTACATGCGGATTTACCATGCCGCCGGGGTGATGGGTGTAGGGGTGGGTAGCCGGTACATTAGTAGCGTAGCTCACAGTTAGTATAATATTCCACACAGTGAAACGTATGAAATTACCGGGCGGTAATTGTAGTTGCCGCCCCGGTGGTTTCGATTAATGGTTAGAACATTGATTCTAGTCATTAACAGAAACTATCACAGACAGAAAGAAAGGTAATCATGCGAGAAATTGCAGAGTTCGTCGCGACCGACGCGGGCAAAGAATTTTACCGGGCCGCGCATGAAAAGGCAAAGGAACGTTGGTCTTACGACCCGCTCACCCCATCGGAATATAAAGCATCGAACGCACGTGCGGACGTGTTCCGCGCGGTTGAGAGTGAGCTTGGTATTGACACGGGTGTAATGTACGACACCCTGCAAGACTATTTCACCCTAAACATGTTCCGAGGCAAGAATGTAGAAAAGATTCAAGAAAAATTGGAAAGGTTGGTATAAACCAATGAGCTTTATGATTGAGTTCATCTATCACGTAATGACCATCATCATGTTGCACGATTATATCCCGGTCGCCGGTGGTGTAATCGATGAAGATGCACAGATTCTACAGTTCGCTTATGAGATTGCGGGGCTATAAACAATGAATATCATTGAACTAATGCACACGGTTGGTATTGAAACTTTTGTAGTAGCGTTTGAGGAAATTGACGCGGCGCGCCGGGGGCTAGATGACGGATACGGGGCACTGGGGACTATCCTAGGCGACCTAGACTTGGCACGCGGTATCATCTGCCACCTGCTAAACATTCATCGCTAGTAGGCGCTAGGTTGTATCGGGTTGACACCCGGTACCCCGCTAGTGTATGCTAGGATTCATACACACAAACACACATACTCACAGAGAGGTTGAAACTCATGTTTGATGAGTCCACTGTCTACAACGACACCACCCGTATCATCGAAACTGTCAAGGAAAAGATTAAGTCCGAAGGCTATGATTCTATGGTAATTGAGCACGCAGAATACCTAATCAATGAAAGCCATGATATTTTCAATCAAAAAGGCTTGGTTAAATGGTTGATGGATGAAGACTTGACAGACGAAGACTACCGTTCGGAACTAGAGTCCTGGACTCAAGACAGTCTTGAGTACCTGGCCGATGAATTGCGTAACTGTGATTATGCAGCGCATGAATGGGCTGATGGTGACTACCGGGTAATCTACCCTAGCGACGGCATTGAGTATTACCAAAAGCACACTAACGAAGTGGAAGAAAAAGCCGAAGAACTTTGTGCAACCGGTGATATTTCCGAGCGCATCGCACTAGGTGTCTATGGTTGCCTAGTTGCAGAGTACATGGAAGAGCTAAACGGTCTGGCTGATGATATTGAAAGCTATGATGCGGAAGACTTTATCTAAAGGTTTGATGTAGTATGGTTAACGCCCGGTAATTGTCGGGCGTTTCCACATACTGCATTAAGCAGTACACACAAAGAAAGGTTTGAGAAAATGGGAAAGATGGAACTAACTCCGGAGTTGTTGGACGCACGTAATGAGCAGGTCAATGTATGGTTAATCGATAACCCGGTTGAGTTGGTATCGGATGAGTTGGATAGGGAAATTGAACAGTGGTTTGATTACACCACCTTTGATAAAGGTTTGGATATTCAAGAATATCTAGACGATAAAGGTTTGGACATTCTGGACATCGCATCGCCTGATTTCACGGGCGCTTGCCAGATGGTGGCGAAAGAATACGGCGACTTTCTAGAAGATATGATGCCAGAACTTTTTGGCCCCGGTGCCCCGGTTCGCTTTGAAAGCTATGACCCTAGTGAGTTTAGTCTAAACTCCGGAGTTTGGGGGTCTTGCGACTCTGCAATGTACCGCTGGACAATCAACGGACAACAGTTGTATGACCTAGCTAAAAGCTATGGTATCGATTTAATCGATGATGGTCATGGTCATAGTGGATTCTGGCGTACTGCACCTGATAACTATTGGGCTCAACTTCAAGTTATCCGTGAAATTATTGAGCTGGAAAATAAAGACATGGTTCTGGAATTTTCGGAATACTTTCGGAAGTCTTGGGAGCCATTTCTGACAAAGCTTTGGGATTTTGAAAGTGAGTTAGCCGCGTAAGGTTTCGTGCCGGGCGTTAAGCCCGGTGGGGCCCGCTTATGTGACTAACACATACCACCACAAAAAGCGGTGGACATACATACAAGAAAGGTTTGAGAGTAGATATGTTTACTCACGTTGTAGATGATGCAATTAATCGCGTGGAGTTTGAGGGCGGGGAGGTTGCCGCCGTGTACGATGATTGCGCAACTAACCCACTGGAAGATTTTGGAATTAAAGGTTTCGCTATCGCTCGCAATGAGCGCGGGTACGCAGCGTTCGACCCCGAAGAATTGTTTGATTGCTACGATGGTGCTTTGGACGATAAAGGCATGGCGCTTGAAGAGATTGAGTTCTACACTAATCAACTTAAGAGTGACCACGGCCCTAAGTGGTGGGAAGAAATTACCGGGGAAGAGTCTGAGGTTGACTGGATTCTTGAAGCGTTTGACGCGGTAGATGAAGCTAACGATTCCCTTAAAGGCATGGTGAGCTACACGTTTAACTCTAAGCACTACGGTTCCCCAGAGTTCCGCGTAATCGTTGACACCGATACGTTCCAAAAGGCTTGGGGCCCTACTGACTCGAAGTGGGAAGATGATTATCAGATCGTTGCAGATACCTATGCGGACTATGCAGAGGGTGAGGTTTACCTAATCGGGTACACCGATAACGATGGTGAGACTCATTATTGCGGCAATGTTATGGGCGTTGATGTTGACGATGACGAAGAGCTAAAAGCTTTCGCACTGGAGAATTTTTAAAAGGGTTGACACGCGGCGCGAGTCGCGTGTAAACTAAGACATGACAGAGAGGCATAAAGCTATGAGGGCTAAGAACTACAGCGATGTAAAAGACATGATAGCTAATCGTGAGCCGTTCACTCACACGTCATGCTCTGGAAAGTGGATTACCGATGGCTGGGATATTGACCGTACAGACATGAATGTTAGCGATGCCGGATACCTAGATATTCTACTCGCACGTAACGGGCGGGTGTACGTGGTTAAAAGCTATGACACGCCAATCGCGTTTGCAGCTGGTGACACTATCCGTATTCCGGCTGTATATTATTCACCCACCACTAGCAAGCACCAGAACTATTGTAAGAAATACCTATAACGAAAGGTCAAAGCCATGAGCGCAATGAAAGAACTATACACCCTAACGCAATTTATGCACGAGGAGTTTCCGGCCGCTATTAGGGGTTGGGGTCGCGTGGAATACTTTGGTGAGTCCGGATTCAACGTGTACCACGAGGGCGAAAAAGTCTTGACTATCCAAGACTATGATGAGTTTGCAGAGCTTATCCGCAAGTGGTGCCGCGCTGTAGAAACGTGGTCGGGCGAGTGTAACGGGTACTGGCTATGGTTTGCACACGATTACCGGTATGACCCCTATCATGCCGACTACGATGCAGTGATTCTAGATTCCATTATCCGCTTTGGAAGCTTTGGTGAATTGTGATTAGAACACTGATTCTAAAAAGCCTTGGATTCTACGCTGTTATGCGTTATAATATCGAAGGTGTTCGCAACGATGTTCTAGCCGTTGGTGCTGGAGTGTCGTTCGTACTACTAAGCTTTGGTGCGCTACCTTTGGTTGTTGGGTAGCTCGCACGATAGAATGCAACTGTAAACTATCACCCGTTTAATAGGAAGGATACCGGGGTTTAGGTGAGCCCCAACAAACAACATGAGGCTAACGCCAGAGCTCGTACTCTACTTCATTGACCAAGGTATGAAGCAGTCTGAAATCGCTAGGGAATACGGTGTGACGCGACAGTACGTTAACCGTCTAGCTAAGCAGGGCGGTTATGTTTCCAGCATGACCATCATCAACGACCACCTACCGTGGGAGTTTGATACTTCGGAATACCAAGAAAATACCTTGTATCAGGTGTTCCGATTGACCGCCACCTACAACCTCGAAGGTGATAAAGCTTTCATTAACGCACCATCGAGCCGTCGTAAAGTACGAAGCTTTGTTAAACGTCTAACCATCTACAATCAGGTGATTGATTTTGACCCTGATTATCCCCCGATACCGGGTGTTGTTAACAGCCACGGTTTCGCTTATGTCCCGCGCTCACCCGAAGACGATAACTTTATGATGAAGATTCGCCCCGGTGTTCGAGTAACCAATGTCGGCAACCGTATATGGAGGTTGCCCCCGATGTTCTAGGAAAAAGGTATGAAGACTATTCTATCCATCAACGGCTCTGTAACCGCTTTCGCAAGCAAGGATGATTCTTTGCTAAAAGTGGTACGAGCTATTCCCTATTACTCTAATACCCATGAAAGCCTTGAGAATTATATTGATACTCACAATATGATTCTTTGTAACTCGGTGCTTATTGATACCGTTCTGGTTGAGACGTGGGTGAACGCCGATGCCTAAGCACCGCAGTGTCTCTCAGTACAACACCTTTGCTAGGTGTGCTTACCGCTACAAGCTAGAGCGTGTTGATAAGGTTTGGCAACGACCCGCAAGCTGGCTATCCCAAGGTTTGGGAGTCCACAAAGCTATGGAAGAGTGGGAACTTTCCAACCGTGAGCTTGGTATCGAAGAATTGGTTGACATCTACCAAGATGAGTTTATCCGCTCCATCGACGAGCAAGCACAGGAAACGCCTAACTTTGATTTCTGGTTCGGTTCCGGGCCTTATGATGGTGAGCAAGATATTCAACGCCGGTTTGCGATTGGTGAGCAGCAATTAAAAGACTTGGTTAACTACTCTCTCAACTCTCCGGATAAAATCTGGACTACTCCCGATGGTGATAAAGCTATCGAGCTACCGTTCGAGGTTGAGCTAGGCGGTGTGACTGTTAAAGGTTTCATCGACCAGGTAGTAGAACGCAAGGACGGCAGCATCATCGTTCGGGATATTAAGACTGGTTCTAAACCGGGTGACACGTTCCAGCTTGCTACCTACGCGGAAGCTATCAGGATTCTCTACGATGTTACCCCGGTTGGTGGTGACTACTTCATGGGTAAGACCGGCAGGCCGGGGCGGTTGAAGAAGATTACCGAGCAAGACCGGGCCGAGGTTCACGAAAGGTTTCGCTGGCTGGAGGATAAGATTCAGGCCGAGGAGTTTACCCCTAACCCGAGCAAGAACACGTGTTCTATGTGTGCCGTGAAGCTTGCTTGTGACTACGCGGAGGGTTAACACGTGACAGATGTAACAGTGTATCGTTACGAGCTGGCGTACCAAGGTAAACGGTACGAGATTCACGCTACGAGCCTTGACCGTGCGCTTGGTATTCTAAACGACCAGCTCGAACAAAAAGTCTTGAAAGAAAGGAGATTAGGTGCTAACACTAACTCAAAGCGCAGCGGTTAAAGGTTCCGCTGGTGAGCCTTTGCCGGTTGTGTGGAAAAGCCTTGAGGATAAAGGAACTAGGTTCTCACGAGGACAATTAGCCCTTGTGGCAGCAGGACCTGGTACTGGTAAGTCGGCTTTCGTTCTCAACTACGCATTGCGTTCAAAGGTATCGTGCCTTTATTTTTCCGCAGACTCCGATGCGTTTATTCAGCTCTCCCGAGCTCTGAGTGTTCTGGGAGGTTTGAATATGCGAGAGTCTGGTGACCTGGTACTCAACGATAACATCGGTAGGATTCAGGATATTATCGGGGATTCTCCGGTACGATTCTCGTACAACCCCTCCCCTACCCTTACGCACATCGAGCGCCAGCTACAAGCGTACGAGGAGCTGTACGGTGACTACCCCGAGCTGGTGGTTATCGACAACGCGCTAGACGTTGTTATGGAGGGCTCTGACGAGGATCAATCACAAAGCCTTGACGCTCTCATGGCTTGGCTACACGATATGGCTCGTACAACAGAAGCTTGTGTTATCGTGCTGCACCACGTGACAGGCCCTTACAATGACGCTAATCAACCTATTCCACTGTCCGGTGTTAAAGGCCAGATTGGCCGTGTACCCGAGCTTATCCTCACGTTGCACAAGGAGGTTGGTGAATACGGGTACGAGGACTTGTTAAAGGTTTCAACGGTTAAAAATCGTGGACAAAAGGCAGACCCTTCTGGTCAAGATTTTGCAGAGTTGACATTCGACGGGTATCATATGCAAATAAAGGACCCGGAGGTTTCAGACCCGTGGAAGGAGGAGAATAATGAAGACCCTTGGAGTTAAGACCTTGTACTCGGCAATGTACGAGTTCAAAAATGATAAAGGCTTGGACGATATTGCTTTTACCCCGTGGCTTTCTACGAAGCTAAAAATCGTTGATTACGTCGGGGAAAAGTCTGGAAGTATCAAGACTATGTACGTCAGGCGCGGAGGCAACATGTTCGAGATTGGCCCTGGATACAAGGAGATTCCGATTGCCTAGGAAGAAGAAGCGATGCAAGGACTGTATAGCCGAAGGTATTACAACTCATCGTGAAGCTAAGTATCCTGGGCCAAGATGTTTTACGCACCATAAAGCTTTGAAAAAGCGGCGCAGGGACTACAACCACTCTGAGCATATTGGTAAGACCTACGGCATTACAGCCGAGGAGTACAAGGAGATTTACGAGGCGCAGGGTGGCAGGTGCTACATCTGCCAACGGGCTACTGGTAAGCGCAGGAAGCTTGCCGTAGACCACGACCACGATACCGGCTACGTACGCGGCCTTCTCTGCCGCCCGTGTAACCACAAGGTGCTTGGTCATCTAAGAGATGACACTGAAGCATTTCAAAGAGCTATCAACTATATAAATAATCCCCCGGCTTTCCGGGTTATTGGTAAAAGAAAGGTACCTAACCATGAATAAGAAGCAAGCAGAAGCACTGGTAGACAAGCTACAGAACGGCCTACTACAGGTCGAAGAAGCCTTGAACGATATTATCACCACTAAGGCTTGGGAGCCGCTGGGATACACTTCCTTTGCTGAGATGTGGGAGGAGCGTATCACTCCCCTGGGCTTGAATATCACCCGTGAGCTCCGGGGAGAAGTCATCTACGCTATGTTCGATAACGGAGACTCGGTTGAGGATATTTCCGATGCTGTGAAGGGTGTCTCTGAGTCTACTGTTAAGGCTATGAAGAAGGCTAAGGACCAGGGTGTTTCTGCTAAGAACTCTGAGGCTCATGTTCGAGCTATGAGCCGTAAGCCGGTGAAGGTGAAGTCTTTTGACCGTAATCTTCCTATGCAGCGTAACTCTATCCACCTAGAGGGCTTTAAGGAGGAGGAGTTGGATGACTGGAAGAAGTATGCAGCGTCCACTGGTCAGGTTTATCCGGAGATGCTGAAGCAGGCTGTTCGTATTGGTATGACAAACATTAAGCAGCTGGTGGTTGCTGATGAAGACTAAGAGGTGTTACAGGTGCAAGGAGACTAAGCCTGTTTCTGAGTTTCATAACAACCGAACCAAGAAAGATGGGTTAGCGTCTCAATGTAAGGGATGTGTGGGGCGATGGACTAACAAAAAGAGGCTGGCTGAAAATAATCGTAGATACCGTGAAGCGAACAAGGCTCAAAGATATAGAGAAACATCGAAAATTACTAAGAAGATTAACGAACGTTCTTTAGAGTTCGCGCAACGACAAAGGCTACCTTGGGAAGATTGGGAAGACGAGTTTGTTATGGCTGATAACGGACTTACCGTGTATCAAAAAGCCGTGAAGTTAGAGAGGTCATACAGATCTGTTAGTAACAGGCAATCTCGCCTAAGAAAGAAGCTCGTAACGAGTTGACAAACGGTGTTGTTCGTGTATAATAAGAAAGGAAGGCGGAAATGCAGCAAAGCGATAAACAGTCTCCTGAATGGGAGATTGAAACCCCTGGTCAAGAGGCTATATATGTGAAGGTCCTCTTTGGTAATAAGCGAATTGCCTTAGAGCAAGACTCCGATATGGTTCTTGTAGACCTAGAAGAAGCTAAAGAGCTTGTAAACGTTTTGCAATCAGCAATTGATTACGTAGAGGAGAACTAAATGAGCATTGACCACAAGCACCTAAGCCAACTGGTCATGGAGATAGAGCAGGGTGCAGCAGTTACAACTAAGTACAGCTACCTAGACCTTGCAAAAGAGGTACTACGACTTCAACGCAAGATGAGCAATATGTGTACCGATGTTCACAATCTACGAATGGAAATGAATAGGTTTATAGAGGAATACAATGGGTAATCTCGAACGAGCAGCCGAAGTAATCCGCACCTGGCAGAAGCGGCATGAGGGCATAATGGACAGAAACCCAGAATGGGCTGCGCAAAACCTAGCACTCGACCTGCTTACTGAAGGTCTAATCGAGCCGGAACTTCCAGAGCCGTCCTACGTAGTCACAGTGCTCGAGCAGGAGCACCCTGTATGGGATGCCACACTTGGATTCACAGTTGAGGCACACTCTGGGCGTAGCGACATTGGCATCCGGTGTTATTACGAGCTAGGAGAGTCGCTCACCCTCGAGCAAGTCCGCACAATACGCAAAGCACTCCACGCCGCAGAAAAATACGCGAAGGAAGCATGAGTGAAAAGGAGAATCAATAATGGATGAAGCATGGGCAGAGCTACTGCACGACATGATTAAAGATGACCGTGCAATCGCAATCATGGAAGAAGAAGACGAAAAGGAGAAGAACAAGAATGCGTAAGGATTATAAGCACCGAGTACTGGTAAACCTGAAGTCTGGACGAATCGTATGCCTCGACTACGACGATTACATGGTACGAGACGCTGTACTCGAGTACCTAACCTCGGATGAGGACGCTTACCGCCTACTCGATGACCGTTCCGAATACATCATCTACCGAGAAGATATTGAGTTTGTTAAGGCGGTTGACAATCGTTAGGCAACGGGTGTATAATGATTAAAGCTGTTCTCGAACACTACTTTCCATACTGGGACTGTCCGGAAGATTACGGAAACACATGGGAATCCTGTGAATGCCCAGTACACGATGACAACACCCCGAGCGCGAGTGTTAGCTACGAGCTAGACGCTTTTAATTGCCACTCGTGCGGGTACTCGGGGGATTACCTAAAAATAATCGAGCAGGAGGAGGGATGTAATTTTGTCGAAGCTCAACGAGTCGCAGCTGGAATCGCTGAAGAACGCGGTATCGAGGTACCACGCCAGCCTAGCCGGAAGCCCCGCCGAGGAGTACCTCGCCCAAAGAAGTTTGGAGCCTGAGCGGGTAAAACAATTCCGCTTCGGATACGTAGAAGACCCACTCCCCGAGCACGAGAAGCACCGAGGGAAATTAGCAATCCCCTACCTGCGCAAACACCCGCGTTACGGGTGGATGTGTGTCAGTATCCGATTCCGAGACCTGGAAGGAAACAAGCCGAAGTATGCCACACTCTCAGGAGACCGGCCCCGACTGTTTAACACCATCGCACTCACAGAGCCCGGCTTTTCAGTGGGTGTATCCGAAGGAGAAATCGACGCAGTTACAGCAACTGTGGCAGGACTTCCTACGGTGGGTGTCCCTGGAGCGACAAGCTGGCAGGACCACTGGTGCGAAATGTTTAGAGGCTACAAAAACGTATTCGTCTTCACAGACGGAGATGCACCGGGAGAGAAGCTAGGCCGGACTATTGCCAAGGGCTTAGACAACGCCCGAATAATCCACATGCCCGACGGTGAGGATGTCAATTCTGTTTACCAATCCCAGGGCGAAGAAGCTCTACAACGACTCTGGAAGGAGTATTAGATGATTAACGTATTCACTCGACAAGGATGCCCCCAGTGCGAGCGCACTAAGAACCTGATGAAGACCAAGGGTATCGAGTTCAACGTCGTGGATATTACCGATGACGAAAAGATGACCGAGGCTTTGAAGAAGCAGGGCTACCGCCAGCTTCCGGTTGTTGCAACAGAAACTGAAACCTGGACTGGTTTTAACCCCCAGAAGATTGCAGAGGTGGCTAAGAATGGCACCAAGGCCGATTCTACTCAGGGCTAAGGATATTCCCGAATACTTCGGGGTGACTGAGGCAGAAGCCAAGAAGGTAATCCCCAAGCTTGCCTCTAAAGGTAGGTACTCAGAGGGGCCTAAGAAGAAGGCTGAGCCTTTGTATTCTAGTAAGGAGATTAAGCGTGAGCTCGAACGATAACGTAAACCATCCTTCTCATTACCAGACAGAGAGCGGTATGGAGGCTATCGATGTAATCGAAGCATTCTTCCGTACTAACTACTATCTCGCTAGTACGTTCAAGTACATAGCTCGTGCTGGTAAGAAAAATGACGAGCGAGAAGATATTGAGAAGGCTATCTGGTATCTAAAAAGGTACTTGTCTACTCTAGGTGTAG